AGCTTCACCTTGAGGTCCAACTTGTTCATTAGCAATGCCATCTTCGATATGCTTGATTTTGTCCGTTGTGACTAGCGCATTAGCGGCTTTTGCAGCAGCAATATTTTCTTCAAACGATTTAGAGTTATCATAGGTATATGTTCCCCATTCTTGTTGTTCGTAAGCCATGTTTTAGCTCCTTTCTTATTGATCTAGTATCATGTTCCCCAATGTCCCATTATCTAGGATTGGGGCTGTTATTTTCCCAAGTCATCACCAGCAGCTACACTCAAGAAATAACCTGCGTTTTCGTCTGCTTTGAATGCACCAAAACGCATTGCAGCACCAAGGTACTGACCATAGATTTCTGACTTCATCCAAGCCAATGAAACTTCTTGACGATCAACAAACAGAACTCCACGAGCCAGGTCACCAACAAAGGCATGCGCTTCACCATCAGTACCAAGTAAGTTGTCATTAACAACAGTTACTGGCACACCTAAAACAGAATAGCCAGAACCAGTTGTAATATCACGGTGTAAGATATACTGTCCTTCTTTGTCTTTCAAAGTATCAAGAATCTGATACATTGATTGAGTAACTACTAAGTTACGTGTATAAGCTGGATCCAGGTCAACGTTTAAGATATGCTTCAAATCATCAACCAAAGTATCGGCTGTAGATGGTTTAGCAGTAAAGCCTTTCAAGATAGGTGCGATAATCTTATTGACAGTATTAACACGCTTTTCACCGATGTTTTGACCTACCAGAGCTGTCAAATCTACCTGAGAATCAGCAATAGATTCTTCTGAAATAGCAATTGCTCCACGATAAGTGTCAACAGACCAGTCAACATTTTCAAATTCAGGTGCTGCAAGCTCAGGATTTTCTTTCAGTTCTTCAACGGTGTTAAATGAATCATCAGCACGTTTTAAGATTGGGTAAGTACCCTTAGCAGTAGTAACAGGTGTCTTGGTTACTAATTCAGACAAATCTTGAACTGTGTTTACTTCAGATTCAGGATTATAGATAATCTCTTCTGGAATAATTGGCTCAACCTGTGTAGAGGTAACAGAAGTTGCCACATCGTCAGTTAGCTTTGATCCACGAGAATGGATAAACTCGTTGATCGCTTTCTTCTGATTTTCTAATTTATTTTCCTTTTTCGGTGTAATGTTTACCCCCTTTGTGTTAGTTGCGACTGGTTCAGGCTTTTCATCTTCCAAAGCTTTAATCTGGTCGTTTAAAGCGTCCCTGCGAGCTTTTTGAGCAGTGAGTTCATCCTTGATAGACTGGAACTCCTCCGCTGTCGCATTGTCGTCAGTAAGTTTTGCATTCAATTCAGCATTCAAATCTGCACATTTTGCAGAAACATCGTTAAACGCTTTTTGTAGATCATTCATTTTATCAATCCTTTCCATAAAAAATAGCCAGTTTGCGTTGTTTTAAATCTTCACTCGCAAATTGACTATTTTGTTTCTTTAATTTTTTATTTTCTTCAACTAGACCCTTGATTTTTTGCACGTTATTATATGCAATCATTGGTTTAGCCGAGTTAGTAATTGGCTCAGCATTAAATTCCATGATTTCATCAGCTAAGCCTAAATCTACTGCATCATTAGGAGATAGCCATGTTTCTTTTGCCATTAGATTCAAAAAATCTTCTGGCGGTTTTCCTGTTTTTGTAGCATAAACATTAGCAATCGTTCTGTCAGTGGCATTCAGCATATCTAAACCTTTTTGCAAATCTTCAGCATTACCGACTGCCCCACTAGAAGCCTTGTGGATCATCATCTGAGCACTTGGCGAAATTCGCACTGTATCGCCAGCCATTGCAATAATAGTTGCAGCAGAATAAGCTGAACTCTCAATGTTTACGACAACATTATTATTTAGATTTCTTAGCATTGTGTAAATTTGTGCTGCAGGTTCGACTTCTCCACCAAATGAATTGATATCTACATCAACTTCTTCGCCATCTGGTACATCTTCTAAAGCGTCACTAATATCATTAGGGGCAACAACATCCATACCCAGCCAATCACGATAGATAGGGGCATCATCGTTATTGGTAATCATTCCGTTAATCTTGATCGGCATTTTGTTCACCCCCTTTCAGTGGCTCAAACTTTGGCAAATTATTAGGCAAAAATCCAGAACGTTTCAACATATATTCACCCTGTGCCTGACCTAAAGCACCGTTATCCACTAAGCTTGCGATTTGTGAAACCATTAATGAATCGTCCACATCAAGCATGTCTTTAATATCTAGTTCGAGATCAGGTGCATGTAGCTTTAACGCTAATTCATCAAGTATCGGATGAATATATGTGTTAAGATTCATCAGATATAGTGCCTTAATTTGGTCTTTGTTTGAGTGTTGGCTTTCGGTAGATGTCCCACCACCTAAAATGTCACTAGGTACACCAAACGCTTTAGAAATCTGATCAGCAGAAAAGGCTGCGTTTTCGACCAAAGCTTTGAATACATCTGTTTTCATTTCAAACTGCTCATAATCAAAACCGCTTGGCAAAGTCATTAATCTACCAGAATTTTCACCGCTATTAGCTTTCTCAAAGGCATCTCTAGCGTCTTCTAAATCCTGACCATCGCCAATATAATTATCAATTTTCAGCTTTCCAGCCGGATTCATTTGGTTGCTCAAATTGTTTAGGTTGCTTTGAGTTGACTTATCATCAATTGTCAAAGCATTCTGTAGGCTCTCCAATGGAGAACGACCAATTAAAAAACGATAACTTGGATCAGGCATTAAACGAAAATGCAACATCTGATCTTGCGTTAGTGTCATCTTAGGTCGGTCATTATTTTCCATAACTTTGTAAACTATGCCGTTATTGCCTGGTAGATATTCAATTTGAACATCAGAATTAGGCACATGCTCCCAATTACGCCCAACCAGAGGTATATAATCGTTGCCAGACAGTGCTAATTGCATCAGCGTACCTTGCCAAAAAGAAAAACGACTGATAACATTACTCGGTCGTTCCAGCTTATTTAAAGTTGCAGTATTTTCAGTCTTAAAATGTGCACTTGCAATATCACTTGATATTCGGTTAATCGCACTATATACATTCACATTTTTCAATGCTTGACTAGCCGGAACGTAGCCAATCGGTTTACCGCCAATTAAAGTTGCTAGTGCATTTGTAAAGCTTCCTGAACTCGGATATACCATGTTCGTAGTTTTATGTTTCTTGTAATTCCTAGGAGTTAAAAGCCCCATTAGCTCTCACCTCCTTCTTTATCCAAAATATAGGCCATTAACATTAGTTCTAAGCCAGCAATTAAGAAACCTAAGACTTGATTGAATAAAAAGGCTGCGATCGCAACTAAAACTAAGCCAGCAACAAATAAAACAACTGTTGACCAATTTTTAACTAAGTCACTTAAAATTTTTGCCATCGGATCACCTCCCTACCCCAAACATAGTAGCCCATGCTTTTTTTCTTTCTTCTCGGCTCAAATCGTTCATAAAATTGTAGCCATCTTCGTGATAATTTTTGAAATAATTTTGTGCTTGTGAATGCGCATTGATCAAAGCGTCAGTTGTATCAATATGGTCACTAGTCCGATTTTGTCGGTCGATCTTGACTGCTCCACCAGCATCTTCTTTTAAAACAGCATTGCTTAATCCATCAATCATTAACGGATCATTAAGCATTGCCATATTGCCATTTATAAAATTATCTTGAAAATCTTTAGTCGGATTAGATAACTGGTAAGAAGTCGGCGCTAGCGTTAGCAGTTCCCAACTAGGCTGATAATTCTCGATCATTTGTGTAAACCATTTAGCCAAATTAGGATCAGCAATAACTGATTTAACACTGAGATTATTTTGAGCTACGAAACCAACTAGCCACTGATATATCTGATCTTTGTTAATAACACCGGATTCCAGGTTAGTTATCGTACAAAAGCCTATTTTCTCTAGTCTGATATAATCAAGCCCATCTTGTTTTGACTTAGCCTGTATTGTTTTAGCTTGAGCAAATGGGATAAAGCTATGTTCGCTAATATAAAACATTTCTTTGCCATTATCTTCGTATGGAAAAATAAAACCTAGCGAAGAATTATCATTTGTTTGGCTGCCGTCAAAGCCAATGAACACATCTCTACCTTTAATATCAAAGGAATCAATGATATTTCGATTGATATTATCTAAGGATACAAAAGAGTTATGAAATCTTGCACTCCATAAGTTCAATGATTTATTAACAAACGTTTCGAGTGTTCCTTCACGTTCGTTTTGCTCCATATCGACTTTTAACGAATCTAGTAAGTTTTTAGATTGTTTCTCAGGTAATTCCTGTAGGTTGGGGTTTGATTTTCCCCATAATTCAGGGCTGAACACCTCTGCTTCTCCATCTTGAGCATAGATAATTTGAAAAACTTCATCAGCTTCTCGCTTACTATCTTGTTCCATTGCAACACGGGTAACATCTTGGTCGTTTTTGAACTTAACTTTGACATCAGGATAAGCAGTTGATATTTTGACAAACATCTTGTTGTTAATACCATTTTGTCCCGAAGTGATCTGCCTTAATGTTTCGTTTTTAGCAGGCTTTAAATTACCGATTTCATCGTAAACAGCAATGACATTATGGTAACTATCAAAGCCCCCACCTTCTGATGTCCCTTTACGGATAATGTTTTTAGTTTCGTGAGCAATAACTTGTCGAGCCTGCGGATCAACATCATTTTGTTGAGCCCACTCTTTAAAATCGTCTATTTTAATTAAGGCTTTAGCTTGCAATGAGATGTCATTGAACAGCTTATTAGAATGCTCACTATCGTAACTAGCCACTAGCAAGTCTTGAGATGTTGCTCCAGCACATACCACAAAATAATAAAAATTGACCAGCGCTGATCCTAAGAAAGTTTTTCCTTGCTTACGAGCAATTGAAATATTAGCTGTTGTGTACCTAGTACCATTGCTTTTAATATTCCGCCAACCGATTAGACTATCCAAAATAAATGACTGCCATCTAAATGGTTCAAGATTCTTAGAAGTATCATCCGGATTAGGAAGTAGCCGGCAAAAATATTCAATTGCGTCAACCATCTGTTTAGAATACGTATATGGAAAATCATCTTGTCCAATACGCAATAAATCATTAAGATGCCGGGCACATGCTAATTGCACATCCCTATTAGTCAAGTATTTGTCCGAAAAAATAACATCATAAGCATATTGCGTTCCAGGATCGGAATACTTAGCTTTGATGCTATCGTAGTCAGTTTTATTCTGCTGTAGTTCACTTTTTATATCTTTTATTCCAGTGAAATCATACTTCTGCACCGAATCTTACCCCCTTTAATGGCGATTTATTTGACTTTGTAACCGGTTCTTGGACGGTTATTTCACGCATTCCAGAATCAAATGTTAAGCCTAGATCGTTGCCCAAGGACTTCATGTTCTTAACACAATCGTTCAGTTGCATTAAAGCTGGCGATCTTTTATTAGGTATGCCATCTTCATTTTCCAGCCAAGGGCCGTATTCATTAACCACTTCTTCAGCTTTTAGATATAAAGCATAATAGTTACAATATTGCTCAACGTTTGCTTGATCAGCGCGTTTCAAATACCCCAATTTCTTCAATTCAGGGACTAAATTGCGCCAAAGTCGTTTAGCTTCGACTGATAAATGATTGGGAGGAGTGTTTTGCAACTCATCTAATTCGTCATCCACATGACTATCATTTTGCTTCCCTTTGTTGACAATTTTCATATAAAACCACCACCTTTCTTAGCAGATTTTAGATAATATTACATAGGTTTTTATCTATTAAAATCTTTATGTAGTAAGTCCTAGACCTACCTAGACCCCAAAAGTTTTGAAAAATGGGGCTGTAGATTTTTGGACTGCATGCGTGAAGCTCTCTTTTTTGCAACCATGCGGGCCCCATCAAAAATATTTTATGTTTAAACTAGCAAGAATGACATCTGATTATTTTTCAATTCAATTCTGCTAGTTCCTTTATGATTATTGCAGTTTCTACATGCAAGTTTCACGTTATCCCATGTATTTGTACCACCATCACATATTGGAATAACATGCTCAATGGTTGGCGCTTCTAGCCTGTTATAATCATCATTCAAAACAAGATGCTTGCCGCATAGATAGCAAACACCTTTGTCTCTCTTATATAATCTTTCCAATGTTATGGTTTCGTATCTTCCATTAAGCTTAGCTCTCTTCAATCTTTTATCTTTTCTTATGTGTTCGTGTCTTTTTCTACAAGCATCAGAACAATATGATATCTTTCGAACATTAAGTGTCAGTTTGCCACATTGCTTACAACGGCTAGCATGATAGTGAATAGCACTGCCTAACTCATGCTTTACGATGATTGTTATTATCTTATTATATTGTGACACATGGGCTTTGTATGGTTTCTTAGGTGGAATATATATTGCTGTTCTTGAGTCGGTCTTACGTCTCGCACATATACACGGCAATTTACCATGCCTCATATCAGAACAGTTGATTCTGAATACAGCTCCAGTATCTGGACACCTAACTATTATGTTGCCACGTGTTGATGTAAACCCACTGACATATTCCATATGCCCTAACTTAGCTAACTGTTTCTTCAACATTATCAATCTTTGATCAGTTGTCTTACTATATCTGTATCTACTGGCACAGCTTCTAGAACACGTCTTGCCATCGTGTCTAGTCATAAAGCGTTTACCACATATCACACATGTTCTTTCAACTTTACGCTTTGGCATTATGCTTCCTCCTCTGTTCCATTATCCATTCAATACATTGCTCCTTGTTCCATTGCTTAGCAGTATCAAGGTTAGCTATCAATGACTGTGATGTATATACTTTATTCTCAAGCCTTGTCTTCCAGTAGTGACATTCCTGACAGATTACCCACAGGTTATCTCTATCTAGCTACTTACGCTTATCTATTCTTCTTGGCACAATGTGATCAGTGATAAGATACCTTGGCTTGTCATACGTATGGCCACAACACTCACATGTAAAGTATGCCTGTCTCTTTAGTGACTGGGATAAGTTAGCCCATTGCTTGCTGTGATAGAATGCATTAGCTTCCTTGTCCCGCTTATATCTGTTATATAATTTCTGTCGTTGCTTACTATTGTGTCTGACATATCGTGTTGGTTTGTGCCACATGCTTGCATGGCTAGCACAATATGGATTGTCTTGTTCAAACGGTATCTTCACATCACAGTCAGGCTTTCGACATACTCTATATCTCATTGCCAATCATCCTTTTATTTTGTCTTTCTCACACATTCAGGATTTTCCTTGCTTAACTTATCTAATGCTTCTTTGAGTGAATAATTAAAACTACTTGGCACATAATGTAGTAGTCCTTTACTCCTCGGACATGTTTCTAGATTCATGATTACGCATCTCCTTTTAATACGAGCTAAATATGCTATGCGACTAATGAGTAGCAAAAGTAATACCATGAATTGTTTTCCTATGAGACACTCTTGGCCACGAGTTTCTACTACATTCTCGTGGCTATATTTATATATGTTTATCTTACATTGCGTACAACGCTTTGCTACAATAAACTAAAGGACATCATTATTTAAATACATGTACACCTTTCGATTAACAGAAAAACTCCGTATGTCCTTTTCGCCACAGGTCAGTCACTCCTCTCCTGTGGCTTTTTCGTTGTACAAAAAAAGCAGCCGTTAAGCTACTTTCATTTAACTATTGCGTTGTTTTATTTTTCAAATTCAATTGTAAGCTCTAAAACATTTTCTCCAGTATTAATTTGCTTTCCCTTAGAAATATTAGCTCCTTCTATATCTCCACTTACCTTCAGCTTCTTTTTAAGCCCATTCAAGACATCCATGTTAAATTTAAGATCATCAAGGGTTAACGAATAGATGTCAGCATCATTAAAAGGAATCGACGCAACATCATCATCATCTTTATATCTATAAAAAAGGGTACTAATCATTTTTGGTTCTCTAAAGAATCCACCGGGATCAGGCAAATCTTTAAATGTTTCATCATATGTGCCAAACTGTTTTAAAACGTTACTTAGTTTGCTAACCATAAAAAAGCCTCCTGTTTTTTAATGCAACTTCATTAAACATCTTTTTTGTTGGTAACGCAACCATGGTATGCAATTGGCAAATGAACGCGTAGTATTTACTAACTCACTGCTATTAAGGAACTCATCCAGCCAGTATTAACCGATTAGTTCAACTCATTGTTTTGGAGTTATAGTTTGTTTATATATGTATGTAAGTTGTGCTTTTTGATTCACCATCGGGATTAACACTAACCCAAATAAGAAGCTATCTTATTAATTTAACGTCTTTCTAAAACCATCGGGATATGTTCGCACTAACCCAAGTACATTTAATTAATGTCATCTTTATCTATTGCTTTAAAGAAGGCGACTATAACGATCGCTACTCCATAGATGAATGCTATCGGATAGAATGGAATAAGTACCAGCCACCAGCTCCAGGCTATCCAACCAAACAACTTAGCGATTATAAATACAGCTCCAATGAATGCTAGTAATTTACCCAACTTGATTCCACCTCTTTATCTTATCTATCTGATAATCACACCAGATGTCTTTGATTTCTTTTCCTTTAGTAATTACAACCACAGGCATTGATTTAATATTCATATCAATGAACTTCTCTCTAATATCTGGATAGTCAGCCATTGCTCGCGTTTCTTTGGGCATGTGTAATCTTAGAGCCGTCTGCTTACATTTACTGCAATGTGGCTTAGTATAGATTGTTGCGTGATACCGCATATCACTGTACACTTCGCCAAGCAATTTAGCTTCATTCTTGCTGGTAATGAGACCCCATCCTTTCGTTTTCTGCATATTTCTTACCCCATTTAACTTTTATTATCGTATTCAGTTTCTATCAAACGTGATAGATACCATTGCGCTTTTTCAAGACTTTCTCTTCCGCCTTTGAACTTATAACGTGCCAAGTATTTGATCACATTATTTTTTAGATAGCCAACAAACTCCTCATGTGTTGACATGCCTTCCATCGTATCGATGACTTCTCTTGAGTATTGATTGCATTGTTCTGGATGATTTATTGAGTCATATTCTTCAGACATAATAGACAGCCCTCGTTTCATTTTTGTCGTACTCAACTAACTGGAAAAACTTTGTACTGACTACACCTAAATCATCTGTCCATTTGTCCGTAGGCTTGCGTGTACTTACTTGCCGTTGAATCATGCCACCTAGGTCCTCTTCTTTGTAACTGTGAAAGTGCCCAGTAAATAACTCATGGTTCTTTGACTCGCCCCACATAACAGAGAAACGACTAGCAAAGTTGGCTACATAGTTCTTTCGTCCCTTATCGCCATGCGTTGATCCAATAAAATTATTGCCAAGCTTATAAGCCTTGTAATGTGTTAGATTAACATCAAAGTCAATATTAAACTGCAGCTCATATTCTTTTTGTAACAACCTAGAAAAAAGGTAACCTATGCTTGGGTCGTGATTACCACTGCAATAAGTTACCTGTAAATGATTGCTATGTTTTAATACTTCTGAAATGATTGTTTCAAAATACTGCTGCATTTCATCAACTGTTTTTTCTAAGTCAGTAGTTTCTAGCTGCGTTCCCTTAGCTGTAGTTGAGTTAATATTATCGACATGTGCTAAATCGCCACCCAAGATCAGTTCAACATCTTTCCATTGTTTGCTTGAAATTATGTTTAATTCTCTCTGCAACGACTTTTCATACTCTGGTAATGTTTCACCATTGAAATGTGTGTCAAATGCAGGTATTACCAGATAGTTTTCAGATTCAGTTTGCTTAACAGGAACAGCAGAATATGGTTTCTTATGTTCAACCACAGTATCGATAAATGCTTCAACGTCAATTCCTGTCTTGGGGCGCACAATTACTTTTGATTGGTATAATGTACTCTCCGGCTTTGACTTCCAGAAGTTAGATGTATTGCGCACTAGCTCCCACTTGCTCACATCAAAGTGATGTACCCTTAGAATATCATCTGGTGTCAGTTCTTGTCCCTTCATGATTTCTAGGATCGTGCTCGATGTCTGACTGCCATCATCGTTTTCAACCGATGTATTATCTTGAATACTTTCGCCAATGCGATGGAGTTTCCTACGGATAGATGCAGCAGACTTTGCTCCATTCATGGCTTTAGAAATTTGGAAACTGGAATATCCTTTATTTTTTAACTCAACTGCTTTATTAACTTCTTCTTGAGTCCACTTCACATTTGCATCTCCTTACACAAAAAGGGACACGCTATGCGCATCCCTTATCTTTTATTTCCACTCTACCATTATGGACCCTATTTCTAGCTAAAAAGTCTCACTTTGAATTTTTTAGCTCTTTTTTTACAGCTTCTAAAAACGCATCTCGTCTGCGAAAAACACTTGCTCTAGATATGTTGACTCTGGTTGCAATGCCCTCAATTGTCAGCTCACGTCTTTCTTTAAGATAAAGCTCATCGATAATCATGTAGGTGGTATCGTCTAGTCTCCGTGGTTCTGCATTCACTGCACATTGATGTAGCACCTTGCACACTGCATTTTCTTGCCTACGCAACTTATTAAGATAATTGTCGCTGGCTAACTTTAGCGCCATTTTCTCCTGTGATTCATCTTTTTTGTTCTCTGCTCTGCCACCACCAATATTTTCATCAACATCTGGATTAAACGGGTACATTATTTCCATTTCTCTATCATGAATCAGTTTATCCATCAACGGATATTTTCTAACCACTTCGATCGTTTGTTTGTCAGACATTCACTGTTGCCCCCGTCCGTCTATAATTAGCTTTCTTTGCATAGTTTGTTAAGCCATCTTTTTCAAGCCACCTATACAACAAGTTCCTACCTACACCAAGTTCTTCTGCCATTGCAGTTTTATTCATTCCACTGTCAATCAAAGCAATTAGTTCTTCTCTTGGAGGTTTAGGATAAGCAAGATTTCTGTTAGGCTGTATTTTCGGTCGTCTGATAATTGGTTTGGCATTATCCAACTTACCGTGGATCTGCATTGCATGTAGCCTGCCAACAGCCTTGCTTTTAGTAATCCCCAAAGCTTTAACAATTTCTACCGGCCCATACCCTTGCATTCTAAGCTGGTAAACTTTCTGCCATTCTGGGCTATTAAAATTTTCTTCAAACGGCGTTGCGTGCATATCTAGCCATAATTGCAAAGTAACAAATTGCGGGTCAGCGCAGGCACGTTCATCATTCGCCCAACAATTCTCGCCATACTTCTTGTCCATATATTTCAGCACTGCATGTATTCTATCTCTCATCTCGAAACGGATGCGATGGTCGTCTTTTCCGTGCCTAATCAAATTACCAACTCCTTTAATAACTTGCATGATATTGTTGAGTGATGCCTAGAACTTTTCATCATTTTCTGCTAAAATACTTTCTCTCCGTCAAGTTCCACGATAGCTTTCTGAATAACTTCGTCCTGTTCAAGGTCAGTGAGCTTTTCCCAAGTTCTTATGATTGGCAAAGGTGCATTATTTTTTATCGAATAGACTTGCATACCAACGCCTGTTGCTTCAACACTCGCTGTAAACGTTAGCCAGTCATACACTATCTTTTGATTCTCATTCATTTGTGTCCTCCTACTGTTGCACCTGCGTTGAGTGCTATCTTGATTGCTGTAACATAGGTGTTATCAATGTTTTCAAACACGCTACGTTCCAACTTGTTCAACTCCCTTTGCAAGCATCCGTTGTTTGGGACTTGTTCAAGATCTAATGCAAATTGGCTGAATTTCTTATCAATATCCGTTTTAATATCGTCAATCTTTGCCATTGTCTTCTTCTCCCTCGATGTCATATCCATAAAGCAAAGCCACAGCTATTTTTTCTTGCCTTGGATCACACAGCAACCAATCGCCAATCCATTCTTTGAACTCTTTAGTTGGCTTCACTTTTTCCAAATCAGCTCCACCAAACTCATAATTTTCTGAGCATTTCTTATCATCCATCCAAAGCACAAACTCTAATGCACCAAAGAATGTCAGCCCGTTTTCCCTATCTTCCCGAAACAATTCAATTCGATCAGCCACAAATTTCGGTAAAACAATCTTAGGTGGTGCGGGTTGTCCATCTACCATGTTGAATGTCAACACTTCGTTCATTTCCTTAACGTATTTGTCCCATCTTTCAGTCATTGTTTTCACTCCTTACTGCCCGATATAGTCATGGATGTCATAATCAACATTCGTGAATATCTGTGGCTCAAAACTCTTTGTTAGTCCTAAAATAGTCATCTTAAAATCATGCGTACGTGGGACAACTACCTCAACTGGCATATTGTTTTCAAACGCAAACCGCTTAAATCTTTGCTTAGCTGCGGTATCTGTCCCTTTTGGATTAATGCTTGTCTTCACGTCATACACATGCTTCAACTCGCCCATGATGCCATAAACGATAAAGTCAGGTGTGTAACTCATACCGCCCATGTTCATGCCACCGACCGCGAACTTTGGTAACAAATTGATCGTTGGGTGCACTTCAAACTTATATCCACAATGCTTGATGTAATCGTGGTAGAAGCCATGTTCTTTGTCAGAATCAAACTTGTATCCGTCTGAACACTGAACCTTGTTGCTGAAATACTTCTTTTGCTTAGATTCACTTGACTGTTTGCTCATATTTAGTGGCCTCACGTTTTAAAGCGTTTAAAGCGTCATTCTCGGCACTTTTAATTAGTTTGATATAATCTTCCACGGAACGGACTTCAACATCTTGTACACCGTCACAATGCCCAATAAAACCACGTAAGGCAGATTCTAGCTTGCCGTAGTACCATTGACCGCCTCTAGTTTGCTTAATTGCTCCAGTTTCTTTGTCCTTAACCATCCGTGTTTCATTCAGAATGTAATTGTATGGGTCACGTGTGATTGTAAAACGATCATTAATTTTTATTTCAAACTTGCTTTGCTTATTTGCCATTTAAACTAACCTCCTGCTAATTTTTACTTATTCGTGGATAATTTACTGCTTAGTGCTTTTAATTAACTCTATCGTGATTGACGGGTCAGCGAAGGCACGAATAAACTCAATTTGAGCTTTGCTATTGTCTTTTTCAGTTTGACTGCAAAACATTTTATTGAATAAACATGGGTATTCATCGCCACAACTTGACTCTATTTCTTCTAAAAATTCTATAGGCGTTATATTCAAACCAGCCGCCATATCAAACTCTTTCTTCTCTGCTTCCGCCATGCGGACTTTCGGATAAAGCAGGGACTTGGGGATAATAAGTTCTTTAACCATATCAGTATCAATACTGGTATCGTCCTCATCAGAAATAAAAGTTCCTGTGTTGACTTTTTGTTGAACTTTATTTAGATCTTCGTCTTTGATCGTTACGTAATCTTCCATTTTCTCGTCCTCCATCATTTGAAATACTTCGATAAAATCATGTGTATCAGCAACTGAATTCAATTCATTCCAAGTAATCAAACCATCATTTTCGACAACCACAACATCAGTGTGAAAAGTTGAATAACTAATATGGGTTAGAGAAATGCGATTGTCGTACAAACATTTGACTCCTTGCTTCTCAAACCACTGCATCAGCCAGTCCCACTGCTCTTGCGTCCTTACTCGGTAATACTTTGTCATTTAGTTCACGCTCCTTTAAAGTGCTAATAATGACATTTCCGCATGATTTAACATTTTTTCATTAGCCAATCTGAACATATCCTTTTTAATTTCAAAGCCATATGCACTACGATTCAATTCAGCAGCTGCTCTTAGTGTTGCTCCACTACCTGCTACAGGATCTATAACTGTATCCCCAGGGTCGGTGAATATTTCAATCAGCCGTTTTAAGACTGGTACAGGCTTTTGTGTGGGATGAATTTTCGGATAAGAATTGTCAATGTCCCAATGGAACCAATTCATTATCATCTGGCCATCATTGTTGAACTTTGGTAATTTATCTCTGTATAAAACTAAGCCATACTCACAACCGCCTACAATCTTCATATTGGCTTTTAGCGCTTGCGCTGATGACTTTTTGATAAACGTCAACGGAATATAATGCTGAAACCCATACCGTTTACCATAGTCAATAACCATTTGCAGTTGTTCGAATGCGCAGAAGACAACCATCGCTGGCGCTTTATTTCTACCCTTCTTAGGTTCTTTAACTAACATGTGAGAACAGAAGTGCATATATTCTGCTATCCTGAAATCAACATCTGTATCAAAGAATGTTGAATTAGCTTTTTTACTTTCCCCATTCTTATCATCTCCACCGTTATACCAAGCTGGGTTACTTGCATAAGCCTTATTAGCTAAGTTATAGGGAATATCTGTGATAACCAGCTGTGCTTTGGGTATGCCATAACGCTTATAATTCTGAAAATGATCGTTGAATAATTCTACTTTCGTTGTTTTAGGTCTATACTTTTCTATATAGCTATCTTTTGTATTATCCAATTACAGCAGCCCTCTTTTCAGCAATTCGTTTCTGCAACTTGGCTCGCATAGCTGCGACATCAAACTCTTTATGGCTCTTGCCCTTGCATTCAGGACACTGGACAGCTTTAGCAAAGCCACAGTCTGTTTGTAGCCAGATAGTGCCGCGGTTCTCACATGTTGCGCATTTAATCGACATTGCGTACATCTCCCATCTTGTTGAACGTTATGCGGTGTTCCTTACTTTTCGGATACAAACGGCTAACAGCTTTCTGGTTGTACATGCGGTCTATATCTTCTTGCAGATTGTTAGTTGTAATGATTGTTGGCTTTTCTACTTTATTCTTGTCAAAATCAATGCGGACGTTGGCGACCCGATACATGAAATCTTGCATATCCTTGCGAACTGGACGCACAACGTTATCAACTTTCATGCCGCCTTCAGTTCCAAAGTCGTCTAGCAACAACACATCAACTTCTCGCATAGCTCTTTCTATCT